CAGCTTTCAACCCGCTTGCCGCAAACATCTGCAGCCAACGTACCAACGGTGTTGCCGTTCACGTCAAAGTAATTGCTGCCTGTGTAGCTGCATTCCGAGCTGCGATACACCCACTGGCAAACGTTGGCCACAATCTGACGCTTTGGCAGCTTCTGACCCGCAAGGTCAAACTTGCTGGCCAGCTCAAACGTCACACTGTCCCGCGACTCATTCGCTTTCCGATCCACATACCAACGCTCATCAGGAAACTTGGCATTTGGATCAGCAGTTGCTTCGCCGTCCAAGAACTTTTTCAGCGTTCGGATCCGACGAACTTCCGCTCCACCAAGATCATTGCCTGCAGTAGTTGCGTTGACCAGCAGCAAAAGCGTCGTCATCGTGCCGTCTAGGTTGCTAATCGTCAGTGTGGGGCGGGGCAGCGTACCAGTGTTCGTGAACTCGAAGCCGTCTGCTTTGACTGGAATACGGGTGTAGGTGTTGCCGTTAAAAACAACGTTGCCGTCTACATCTGCATTTGCACCGGCATGAAAGCGGTAAACGTCCGTGCTGCCATGGAGCGTGTTGTCCAGATGCAGCTCAAATAGCTCGATAATTGCACTGGGGTTGAGCTTGGCCAGCTCTTCATAAGCAGAAGCAATCGCCGTCCAGACACAGGTGTTGTCGGTGATCGTGCTGCCAATATCTGTTGGCCAGCTGGGTTCAGAGGAATCTGACGTTCCAGCAGTCGTACACCGGAAAAACAGGCCGGATGCCTGATCTGTTGTGGCACGCCGGATGTCACCAACAGAAAATGATGTACTAGC